CTATTGTTCCCTCTATAAATGCATCTGTCAAAGACTTAAACTTTCCTGGAACGGCTTCTATTGGCTGTCTAAACACTTCATCAACTCCATCTGCAAACTCAGCTCCCATTACTGTGAGACTTGCATCCATCATTTCATTAGTGGTATCAAACTTGCGGCTCCATTGTTCCGTTAATCCATCAAGTGCTTCAATCCCCCCTCCTTCTACAGCCTCAACCATTGCTCGTGCTGCGGCAGCTCCTTGGGGACCTCCGTCACGCAATTTTTGTAACAATCCCTGATCTACACCAGCATAAGCTAAGGCCTCTAAGTCTCTAGCCCAACGCTCCATATTGTCATTACTAGTTTTTAGATTATTAACCATGCTTTCTAATGATACTTCAGAGTCTCGTTCAAAGGCATTAAACATGTCGCTAGCTATATCGAAATAGCTTTGCCATTGCCCTTGGAGTTCATTTAAGGCTGATTGTTGAGTATCACTAAACATATCCAATGTTGCTGTACGATTTCCAAGTGCTTGTTGTAAATTTTTGTATTCTTTTACAACATTTTCATAGTGAGCTTGCTGTGTTCTAGCCATACTCAGCACTATTTCTGCATCAAGTCGCTTCCTTTCAGCTGCTGCCTCTTGGTGGGCTGCTACCATTTCATCAATATCTGCTTGCAACGCTTTGGTTGCTCGATTGGAAAGTACAATTATTTCACCTGTAGCGTAACACGCTACCCTTCTTGCATTTTCGTACCCCTCAGCCAGAAGCTCTTTACCTTCTGCAATTTGTCTATCCAGCTCTTTCATCTCTAGGGCAACGTCATTATAACGTTCCATTGCATTTACTTTATCCAATTGATGTTGCTGGACATTAGCAAAATCTCGCACTAATCCGATATTTTTACTAAGTATACCTGTTTGCTCATCATAAGATAAGTTAAGACCTTCAACTCGACTATTCAGTCTAGCTATCTTAGCTTGCAATCTTGCTGTTTGCGTAACCGTTCTATCCTTGTTAGAGTATAGTGCCTCTATAGAATCAATCAATGAATCTGTTGCTTGCCTATTGTCCCTGATACTTCTTGCCTCACGTTCAAAAGCATTCCTACTGTTTCGCACAGATGTAAGCAGTTCATTATTTGCCTCTTTTGCTTCTTTTGTTCTGGTGTTCCAATTGTCTGTTTCATCAGAAGCATTTCTCATAATTGCAATTATTCCGCCAATGGCACCTATCACTAATACCGCTGCTGCTAGTTTCAGTCCGATGGGATTATTTTTCTTCGTAGTATTTAGCGCCTCCATTTTTTTTGTCAATATGTCTACTACTGTTCCCGTTTTCCCCATTATTATTCGCATAGTATTTATTGTGCCTACTACTGTACGTGTCACTCCGTCTACTTTTTTTATTGAATCACCAATCTGTGCAACGGTTTGTGCTGCCCCTCCCATATCTTCCATTTTTCTAATGGTATCCATCAATTGCTTTATGTTGTGGTTCAAACCGTCCAAGCTCAACTTTGCAGCTTTCATACTTCTTGTGAAATTTGTATCCCTTACACTTAGAATTATTTCTGTTCTCGTACTGTCCATATTTCATTTCCCTTTCTTATCTTTCTTGTTGTATCAACTTTTCTCTGCTCTCAACATCTTATTACGTCTATACTTTATTCCATTCTTTTTGCTCCTCATAGGATACGCTATCACTTTTATCTTGTATCATGTAATCCTCACTTCCTTTCTACTCCATCGCACCAAATCATGTCTTTTTGGATTTCTTATACATTTATTTTGGATTTATATCTCTTTGTTCCTGCACATTTTCCTGCACATATTCTAGACTTCAGACAATAGATATGTTATACTCCTCTTATGTTACTTTAGCTAATAAACAGGCTATATTTATTATGCGTTTGAATGTAGCCTGTCTAAAAAACGAGGTGAACTTAATGTGGTGGAAATCAAATCAACCAAAATCATTTATTGATGAAGAAAGTGGACACATTGTTTTATATCAAAAAAATATCGATGAAACGTGGACCTTGACTAATGATGTTCTCAAAATTTACAATGGAAAAGAGGAACGTACAACGACAATCCTTATTTCTGATCTCGAAGAAGTAGAACTTGATGTCACATTTTTTTTAGGAACTCATATACGTATCTCTGGCTCTGGCTATCTTGACTGTTTAGTGTATGCCCAAGCAGATGAGGATGTTGCTAAGGAGTTTCAAAAGCGAGTTTCTAGAATAATTGTAGCAAGTTCAGAAAGCTCTCCTAGTGGTCACACTGCTAGATCTTACATTGACGAAAATAGTGGAGATATCTTTTTGCGCTCACATGATTTTACACCTGACTATACAGGAAGATTCCTTTCCCGTCCTGTTGAATGGATTATATCTGGTACTACAATCACTGTTATTGAGCATCACGCCACAAAACCTACACGAAAGGTACTCCAAATCACCCAGCTCTCACAAGTAGAAGTGGAAAGCTCACGTATAAATCTTTTCATTGGGAGTGGTGTAACTAGAGGCACCGTTAAAGGAACGACACTGGCTCTCACTGATAAAGCACTCCCACATCATACCCTTAAGTTTAACCCCAAAGATATTGAGGTTGTTCAAAAGGCACAAGAATACATCTCAAACTATACTTCAAATCCCTCCTCATCTGCATCACAAGTCGCACCAGCTCAAAGTGTGGCAGATGAACTTTTAAAGTTGAAAGGTCTTGTGGACGCAGATATTATTACACAAGAAGAGTTTGAACATAAAAAGAGAATCTTACTGAAAATGTAGTTTGCTCTAATCTCTCAATTTGACCCAAAGGGGAGAGTGTTATTTATCTTTCACTCCACCCTTTATATATTTCATATAGCTTTTTGCTATGCCAGATACCTCTTCCCTATGCCCTACTCCCTCTAGTTCTCTTAACCGCTTCTTAATATCAAAAAACTTATTGAATCGCGTATACTTATATTTCCCTTTTTTATCAGCACTATTTACAGCTCTGTTCACCCACGCCTCTAGGTGTATATAATATTCTTTCTCCACTCTCATTCTAGAGTGGGCTTTCATTCGTAATTCATACTCCCAAAATGTCATTCGTTCTATTTCTATAAGGCTACTCATCCCTAACATTCCAAAGCAATTAACAATTATATCTTCGTATGTTTCTTCCGATGGCTTGCCTGTCTCTAAGCTTTCAGCTTCTTTAGAGCTTCTTCCAGTTCCGCTACTAGCAGATTTGTCTTTAGCTTCGTAGCATTTCCCTTTTTTAGCTCCTCTAGCACCTCTTGAAACAATCCTTCTATATCCTCGTGATTCTCCACGTATTCATCTACTTTTTTTGCGTCTGGTCTTGACTTTTCTGTAATAGTGGCAAGATAAATCATGTCCGCCAGTACTGTTGTATCACGGTCATAGAGCAAGGGGATTCTAGTATTTAGCCCTGCCCCAAACTTTGACGCTCCAGCCCCCACTGAAAAAGCCTTATCCAATTCTCTCACAAATCGCATTCCAAAATTTAATTTGTACTCTTTATCATTAATAGTGATTATCATCTATTTTTCCTCCTAATTTTGTCATAACTTTAGAATCTCTAGTTCTACCCTCACGATAGTTCTAGGTTCTTTCTTTAATTATTTTCTCTCTTTGCATCTCCAACACTCTGCTTAATTTTGAAGGGAGATGCAAAATGCAATCTCCCTCCATGGTATGAAATACCCTATACACCTGTTGCTGGTGTGTCATTAAACACATATTCAGCAGCTTCTTGTTGCTCTTCTGTAACTGTCACGTTTCCACGTCTACCAGTTCCATTAATGCTAAATGTAAGTGATACTTCTACCATATCCTCCGCACCTGACGACACATCCCACTGAGTTAAGTAACCTTGGAAATACTTTCCACTAAATTGCTCTTGTCCCTTTGACTCCGCAAGATTAGCTTCCCAAATTTCAAAAAGCTCATCATCATGCATAGCGTCTTCAAACCTGTTCAACTTGTCATCACCTACTAACATTACACTTGTTGCAGAAATCTCTACTTCTGCAACTCCTGGTGTTCTAATGGTTCCATCTTTAGTTGCAGTAGCCGTTGCATCTTTTGATACAGTACGACTATTGTCAGTAGTAAATGCCAATATTGTACCTTCTTTTGTTGCTGCATCACTTAGCAATCTGTACAAATATACAATCTGTCTTCCTTGTACTGCCTCATTAAATAGTTGCAAGTCCATTTTGTTTGATTCATTGTGTTTGTTTGTGAGTTTCATTGATTTTCCTCCTCTTTCTCTTAAGTTTAATTACCTTGATTTTATCAAGGCAGTGTCTTTCATTGCTTTTAATGTCATCAATGCTTGGACATTTATATAAAGTCATAAGTGACCTCATAAGCTTCTATTTATGGTTAGATTCAAACAGCGATCTTCGTAAGATTTGTTACATCAATTTTCCCAAAACAAAAAGCACCAGGAGTTATCCTAAGTGCCGTTTGCCTATTAGCTTTATTTTGCTTTTCTTAGTTTACACTATAGCATAGTTCTCTAATGTACTTCTATGTACTCTTTATGGAACTAGCAAGTTGCTTAAGGCTTTAGTGTGTATGTTGTGAATATGCTTCCATGAATAATTCATTTCTTCACAAATCTCTTCCAATTTCCTAAGTCTTATGTATCTTAAAATCAAAAAGGTTTTTTCTTTTTCACATTCTAATTTGTTGATACAATTTTTAATCTCCTCAGCCTTAGCAATTGCCTGGAAGCGTCTTTTAAAGTACTGCTTTTCTAGTTCCTCCAACTTGATCATATAGTTAGCCAAATCAGCCTTTCCGCTCTTACTCCTTGGCATACCATCCTAAAATACAGTTGAATATGACTTTTCAGCTTGTATAGCCTTCAGCTCTTCTTCTGCAAATTTAAGTTCATACAAGGATTTTTGGTAGCCCTTTAAATATTCCTTCTTTGCTTCCTTTCCTGACACTTCAGGGTTTTTCAGTTTAATACTTTTCAAAATTTTCTCTAACCTCTGCCTTTCGTATTTTACCATTTACATATTTATTCCTTGCCTTTTCGTGATTTTGGTGTTAATCAATGCTATAAACCATTTTTGATAATCACCGTTACATGGCCAGGATATTGCTGCTCTATAGTCTTCACTCCTAGAATAAATGCATTTTTTAGCACCCATCCCTCACGGGACAAATTTTTATGAGACATAAATGAATCACCTGATTTAATTGCGTATTCGATGTTGTCATCCGTTTGTGCCTTAATAGAGTGCGCAAGATTTTGAAACAATACGCTAACTGCACTACACACAATATCTTTTCCATGTTCTCCATAGTTGGCATGACCTGTTATTTCTATCTTACGTCTCATTATTTCTATGTTTACCATCTTCTCTCATTCCTTGCATTATATAGTAGTAATGATTTACATCCCTCTCCAAGGATGAAGTGCAATATTATTCAGACACTGTAAATTAGTTCAACATTCCAACACTAGATGTTTCGCAAGAGGCTATACATTCCAATGCTGCTATAGCTAATAGCAATTATCTTTTTATTCCTAGTTTATACTGTAGCATAAGCCATATGTGTATTTCTATGTACTCTTTACAAAAGCACCAGACAATTTAGAGATTTGGAGAGCTTCTTCCATTTTTCCCTCTTTCAAAACTTTTTCTTGCATTTAGTTCGGAAATCAGATATAATGTATTTGTCTGACATTGCGTACAGCAACAACTATTTGTTTTAATTTCCGAACTTATATATACTTTAGTACAATTTTCAATATATGTCAATATTTTTTTACTGGTTTTAGAAATTTCTTGAATTGAGGTGTGCTTCTTATGTATGAAATTTATTGTAAATTGAGGGATTCTAATGGCTTGAAAGATGCTGATGTAGTCCGTGGTACAGGGATTACAAAATCAACTTTCTCAGATTGGAAAAATGGGAGATCTACCCCCAAAAACGACAAATTGCAAAGAATAGCTGATTTTTTTAATGTCAGCCTTGACTACCTTATGAGAGGAAAAGATAAAGAGGGTGATAGTTACTACTTAAATGACGAAACAGCAAAAATAGCTCAAGAAATTTTTGAGAGTAAAGAACTAAGAATGCTTTTTAATGCATCAAAAAATGCCTCCCCTGAACACTTAAAGGCTTATCATGACATGATAGTGCGCATGGAGAGGCTGGAGCATGGAGATGATTGATATGATTTATAAAGATGATTTCAATGTTATTACCAAAAATTTGCCACATGAAATAAAAGGTAGCGTTAATAAAAACAGAGATGGCAGTTATACGGTATTTATAAATGCTCGGTTAAGTTATGAACAACAAAGAGAAGTTTTTGAACACGAGATGAGTCACGTTATAAGAGAAGATTTTGAAAAGTATCATGTAGATACAATTGAAAGAGAAGGCCATGGAAAGACAACTGTAAGGTAGAAATTTCTGAAACACCGTATATATAAATGAAAATAGCTACCAAACAGTCTGACATCGAATTTACTAATGCGCTTTTGACAGATGTATAGGTGCCCGTTCACATGTTACCTATACTAATCATTGCATATAGAAGCCAAGGGAATGCAGGGGGCGAGACTAGGTCGACATCCTCTTTATTACCTCCACTTTACTCAAGCACAGGCTCAAGTTAGGCGCTATGCTAATCCTATCTAGCGCCTTCTTTCACCAATTAGACTAGCGATACGATTCCTGGCATCTTCGATTGTTGATATATCTCCTCCACCATCAAAAGCCATACTTGAAAGTTGCATTCTAATTCTAAGTGCGGCCTGTGAAAAGGCAAGAGTATCCCTTCTGTACTCAAGGCTATCTTCCTCACTACCAGAGCGTATTTTGCTATATTCTTCTAACAAAACACTATGAGCTTGAGAGGCACTAATTTCACCATCTAAATACGAGTCTGTTACATTTATAATTCTCAATGCCACCCTTGTATTATATTCGGAAAGAGAGCTTCCGCCACATCCTACTATTTGTATTGACATTACTAATATTAATATAATCACTGTTAATTTCTTTTCCACAAATCGTTCTCCATTCTTTCTCATCACTTAACTATATTTTGCAAACCTTTTATGCTGGCTCCACAATCCGCTCAGTGTTCTGTCTACTCATAATCCAATTATGGCTTCATATGCACCTTTTATTGCCAATTGCATCCTATGTATCAATCGTGAAGATCTCCCACGATATGTTACGGTTTAATACTGTAAACATTTCAGCTCACGCCTTCACATTCAGTTAACTTGTAGCGAAAATTTTGACTAGTTAATTGAATTCCAAGGAAAGTACGCCAGGGGCGTACCCTTCCAAAACACCTACTATGGATTTGAATGTCCTGGTGTTCCCACCTCCAATATAAACTATGCCTTCAATTACGACAGAACCTTCATACATTAA